ACCCTCATACACAACGCCCCCCTCGAAGTGGGTCAGGGTTTGTTCTGTAATTCCGCGCCCCACCCAGTATTCATGATGGGGCATCATTTTATCTAAACTACTTTTGCAGAAAACTTTACTTTCTTTAATTTCTGCTGTTTTGGTTTTTTCTGTATTGAGGGATACGCCGCCATTATGTTGTTTAAGCCACTTCATTGCCTCATCTTCAGAGGCGCAGTTCAATGATAGCTTAACTAGGTCTTGGAGACTCCCACTGATTTGCTTACTAAAATCAATCCACCTGCCAGTATCCTTGCGAACACTTAAGACAGTGTTACTACTAGAGTCCCGATAGACGGGTTTCATTCGGAAGTTTTTAGAGTCTTCCGAGATATTCGAGTAACCTAGGTTAATGAGAATCTCCTTGACCTCGCTCATAATAATTGCTCTCCGTCCATTGGGTTCTGTTCTTCGGGTTCAAACCTTTCGGACTGAGCCTCGATAATATCGTTAAGAGAGCCTCTTTCGTTTACATTGAAGTTCTCCACGGAGAAGTTTAAGAAATTACTGGACCACTTGAAGGTTCCGTCAGGCATTGGCCTTCTTACTAAGTCATGGTGGCCAGCAGCGTCTTTACCTTGGAATCTTGTTTTGAGGGGTATTAATTTATGTGTCCCAAAATTTTCGCCATCATCCGCTAACTCCTCAAGCGCTTTACGCCTAAAAATAGCTACGAAGCTAGCAAACCACTGCAACCTGTCGGAGAGTGCAATGGCAGAAGAGTCGTCTACCGCGCCATTATTGCGCCCACTCTCACCAAAGCGGTTCATCTGCATGGCTGTTATTAGAGGCGCGTGAATTTCTTCTGCAAGCTTTTTGAGCTTGTCAATTTTATCTCCAATAGCTTGGTGTTCCGCCCAATTTTGGCCTACTTTTTCGCCAGTAAGTTTTACATAATCATATGAGATTATGCAGGGGTTTCCCCTGCCAACTTTGTTTAAGTACCAACGCCTAACAAGAGAACATATTTCATCAACATTCTTATTTCCAATGAAAGCATGGTGGCATTGCACTGATGCTTTTCTGTTCTTGAAGCTATTTCTGACTCGTTCCGTGAGTTCTTGGTTTTTTCTCCAGTTGCCTGTTTCCAAATGCCACATTGGAACATTTGTAACCGCAGCAGCAGTTCTAAACTGAATATCCAACGTAGACATTTCAGTATCTAGCATTAAAACTGGAACATTATGCATTTCGCCAGTTTTCATAACTAGATTGTTAATCCAAGTAGTTTTACCTTGCCCCGGCCTTGCTACGATTGCATACAAGTTTCCGGGTCTCAACCCGCCATAAAGTCTATTGAATTCTTTGTATGGGGTATAGAAGCCCATGTCATCGTCTGGTTCGTTACCGCGTTCCTCAACTAAGTCTTCAAGGTCTTCGAAGATGTCGATAGGCTCATCTTCGATTGAGTAGGTATTAATCTTGGAGTTATATATATTGTCACACTCTCCAATAATTTCATCTATTCCTTTACTTGCTGACTTTTCGACGTAAGTCTTAACTTCTTGAGCGGTTTCTTGAATTTCTCTTCGTATCCTTAGCTTGAGAAGGTCTTTGGCTGCCTCTAGAACAGCCTTTGGTTGAATCTGAGAAAAAGCTAAATTATCAACATAGCTATAAATGTCAATATCATCCCTGAATGAGACTCCAAGGTTTTTAATTTTTTCAGCAAGCAGTACTTTATCTAAGTTGCCTCCGTTTAATAATATACTTCTAATTACGCAAAATATTGTCCTGTGGACATCGTTATAGAAGTCTTTTTCCGATACGAATCTTTCTACTTCTGCGAAAAGGTCTGGATGTTTTATTAAGCCGCTTAATACGTGTTTTTCGATTTTTAATGAATATATTTCCATGGATTTGTTTTCCTCGTTTCTTTACTGTATGTGTTTTTTTAAGAAAAGTCAAGCACTAAATAGACATGCCGAACTTTTCTAGAAAGAATTCTAACGAAAGAGAATCTACTTCGTCTTCTTCAATCTCTAGCAGAATAAAGCCATTGTTTTCAAGCCATTCTGCTTTTTTGATATCTCTTTTTATTCCTTCGAGGTATTTGAGTCTCGAATTACTATGGAAGAACTTATTGAACTCACCGTGTTGTTTACCTTGAACCTCTACAGCTAGCTTTTTCGTCGCATTTAAAATATCTACAGTCATACGACTTCCGTAGACGGGAAATTCTTCATATACAACGTGCCCTTTCCAAAAGGGTTCTAAAAATTTTTTTGTTTTAAACTGGACTTTGGAACGAGACTTTTTGTTCCAGTTTATAAGGTATTTAGATACGCTCTTTTTTTGCAGTCTGCCATTTATGTTAAATAGCCTCATGCTTTTTTTAGAGTGTCTCTGAATTTTTTAAATATAAATTTGCCAATTTCTGTATTCTCTTCAAAATACTTGCGGAGATTGTCTGCGCCTTGGTGTTGCTTCTTGAAATCCTTGCCTGTTTCCTTTTCTACCTCTTCTACGAGGTCATCGGAAATGGTCACCCAAGCCCCAGCTTTTTTAGCCATATCAAACGCCAGTAGCATGTCTACCACTTCGTATTCCACCCAAATACTTTTGCCGCCAGTTCTTCCGTACCTAATTGGATACTTTACAACAGAGCCAGTTTTTTCGTTTGGTGTTTTTTTGAAAACGACTTTGCACCAATGACCTAGCATATCACCCTTGCCGTTAGGTTGGGTCGAAATGATGTCTTTAAGGTGGCGTTCTTGAAATTCTAAAATCCAATCACTGTAATGAAGCAGGGCGTTTCCTCCAGAGGCATTTGTAACCCTAGCATCGGTCCTTTCGTAAGGATTGATAGAAACTTTACTTCTTACTTGCGAAACCATGTAGCAAATGTGACCTCTAGTGGTCATCCCCAAAGCCATCTTTCTTAAGAAGTCTGAACTTAACAATGCTCCGCCAGCAACCTTATTGGCCTCTTCTGGTGGCTTCTCTAGGTCGTTTTTAGGAACGAGGGAGTCCATCGAATCTATGATGAACATGTAGCGTGTGTCAGACGGGTTATTGCTGACTAGTTCCCTCATTAAATTAATTACAGACTCATA